ACGCTGTAGACCCTGATACGCGGCCTTCCAGTCCGTTTCCTTCACGGGTTCCGCCGCCTTCGGGGTTTCCGAGGAGGCTTTCTCCGTCGTTTCTTGTGGCTCTTGAGTAGCCTTGGGCTTTCCCTCCGCCGGGGGAGTCGTCTCCGGGGTAGGTAGGACCGGCTTCTCAGTCGGCGTTACTGGTGCGGGGGCATTCACAGCCGAAGGGGTAGAGACCTCGGGCGCGTTGGGGGCAACGGGGTTCGCCTCAAAAGCGGCGACCTCGGCCCGCAACTGTTCAATGGTCTTGTTCCCGTCGGACTTGATGATGATGCCTTCGCTCATATGTTGCTCCTGTGCGTGGGGGTTCCCATTGGGTAGCTCACGCCTTTATTTCCGGGATGCCTAAGCGATCCCTGATCTCGCGGACAGTCCTAATTTCAACCGCCGCAATAGTGGTTTTCCTGTCTCGTTCTTCTTTGTCGCTGATTTCAAGAACGGCCCTAATGTGCTTTTCCTTCACGTCTGCTTCATATTCGTCCAATGCCGCAAAGACCTTCTTCCCGTCGAGGATCATTGACCGGCCCCCACGGGCATTCCCGGCGTGTCCATAGGCGCGGCCTCACCCCCGGACTGGGAGCGGGTCGGCTTGGTAAGAGAGGGCACCCCTTGACCCATCGCTAACGGAGTTGGGTTCATGGGCGGGATGCCTTCAAGAAGGGCGTTAGACTCCTCCGGGGAGAAGTCGTTGTAGTGGGCCATACGCTTAATAAGGGGCCGGATGTCGTACTGGGGGAGGACGCTAGAAAGGAACTGCCCAAAGCTCATCAAAGCCCCAAGCTTCTGTGCCTTGTTCTCGGACTTGAACACGTCCGTAAAGATAAAGTCGTAATCCAACTCAAGCTCGTTGGGAGGCAACTTCTTATAGGCCGCCCACTTAGGCACCGTCTCAATCTGTAGTGTTTCGAAGTTGATAACCTGGACCGGCAGATTCCCGAGAATCCGCTTGAGGCTTTCAGGAGTGCGGTAGAGGTAACTGAACTCCATGAGCTTCCGGGCAACCTTGACGCTGGCCGTGCATCCGATGATGTAGGCGTAGAAAGTGAACCGCTCGAAAGCCGCCTGTTTGTTAAGCTCCTGGCTTCCAAGGGTCTGATTGGACTTGTCGGCGGGATTGGCTATTCCGGTGGTGGCCCGGTTATTTCCAACGGTTTCCTGGGCCTTGCGCTCAAGCTCTCCGGTTTCCCGATAGGCGGAAATGGCAACGTCACTCACTTCAATCTGCATGAAGGCTTTGCGAATGTCGTCCAGGTTAGGCTTAAACCTCATCACCTGGCCGGGGGAGGAGACCACCTCGTTAGGGTCAACAAGGAACTTTTCAATGACCCCAAACATCTTGTTCATGGAAAGATTGACGTTGTCCACACGAAGGTTCCGAATCTCGTTGGCCTCGTCTTGGATGCCTTCCAAAAGTTGGCAAACGCCAATGCCGTAACGCTGATTCGTGCGGATATAGTCCGTTTGGATGAAAGGGGGCTCCATTGACTGCGTGGGATTCTCTTCGGAGGCCAGGAAATACTTACCGGAAGCGACAAGGGCCTTCCCGGGAATAATGACGTTGGCCTTCTCTTTCTGCTCCTCCGTGTCCTCCGGCATATCCAAATCAATCCACTTCTTAGGGAGCGGCCCCCAGTATTCCCAAAGAGTGCGCTTGGAGTCGTAGTCTGGACGGATAAGCGGAGGATCGGTAATACCCTTATCGGCCTGGCTGGTCGTAAGGTCCGCGTCGAACTTGTCCCCTTCCTTCAACCCCTCCAACTCCCGCACGGAGTCAGGGTCAACAAGGGGCTGTCCTTTCTCGTTCTTCTGCTTGGACATCGCCAACAGTTCACCGTAAGTCGTGTTCTTGTTCCGGTGAAGCGCCCGCTCCATTCCCTTAGAATTAGGCTCAAGGAAAAGGTCTCGAATATGGACAACCTCACAAACCGGGTCGTCCTTAATCAGGACTTCTTCAACCTCGTTCGTGACGCCTACCACCTGGGGAAACCGCATGTTCTTGACGGCGGAAGTCAAAGACTCCCGGACGGGCTTCTGGACGCGCCGGGGGGCCTTCTTCCTGACCCAGTAAATCTTGATGAACCCGGAACCGTAGATCGCCGCCTCTTTCTTGGCGTCGTAGTCGGCGAGGATGTAGCCAGACCGGCCCACTTCGTAGTCAAGAATCGCGGAGTGCAATTCCGCCTGTAGCTCGTCCCCCATCTCCCGAGGCTTCATCCCGAGAGGCTTGTCTTTACCGAGGAGGGCTTTAGAAAGGGCGTTTGTGGTCAGTTCAACGTTGGTAGGCGTAATCGACGGATCGAACATGCAGGACTGCCACGGCTTTTTCAGGGACTTAATGGTGGGGTCGTAAATGGCGTTGGCGTTGCGCTCGTAGCGGTCCCATTTCGCATGGTATCCGCTCGTTTCGCGCCAGTTGTAGGACGTGCGGTAGAAGTCTGCTACGAAATTGACTAGCTCTTGCTTATGCTCCGCCCGCCAGTCAATTTTCTTCGTCTCGGCCACATGGCCTCGCTTTTCAAAGTGACCGGCACAAAAAAAGACCGGCCCTCCCTCATGGGAGAACCGGTCCTTAGGAACCGTGCCGGGGGAAGCCGCCTAAGCGGCTTTTTCAGCGGGGATCAGCCGCGCCCGGAATATGGGGTGTTTCTACTTTTTCTTAGCCTTGACTTTCTCAGGGAGCCCGTCATGCTTCTTGGCATATGAATTTCCCTGATCATCATAAAACCATTGGTTCCGAACAAGCCCGGCAGGAAAAGAAATCGCAATAGAAAGGCGGGTTCCGATTTCCTCTTCCCTGACTTTCCAACGATTAAGCAAGTCAAGGACGGCACAGGCCGAATGTTCAGAAAGAGTCTCAGTCAAAGAGTTTAGCTCGCGGAAAAACAGTTTAAAGGCCAACTCGCGGTTTTCGCTCCGCAAGTCGCCTTTGTCATAAAACCCCGACTGCTCCTTCGATGCACCCATTACAACACCTCCTGCATTATTTACCCTTGGGCTTCCCCTCAAGGGCGTCAACCCGCTTCTTCAAGTCCTCGACGGCAGAAAGGACTTCTTTCTTAAGTTTCTCGATTTCCAGCGTGTGAATTGTGTGGTCAATAACGGGCATGTTCGCTCCTAATACCTGGGACGCTTCGGTGGTTTTCGTCCGTCCATGTCAGCAGGGACGCTTGGGCTTCGGCTTGCCTTTGGGCTTCTTCATGGTCACCTCCAATTGTTTCACGTGGAGAATTACTAATCTAAATTTAATATACTAATGAGCTGCCTTCAAGCTTTCACACCCGAGCGTTTCTCGTCGAAAACGTTTAGATTCTTCCGAAAGAACACGTATCCAGTCTGTCCCGCCAACATTTTAGAGACCGGCATCACACAATGTCCGCCAACCTTACCGCCGGGGAAAGACAACTCAGGACGCACATACTTAGTCCCTCTGTACCCGTCGTTGTAGGTGTATGTCCACTGAAGCATCTTGATCGGAGCGACACCGAACTTCCTGCACGTCTTAAAAGCCGTCTCGTAGAAGGCCAGGTCGTTAAGGTATCGAGAAAGGCAGAGGAGTTTCATTAGCTCCGTGTCCTCAGCCTTCTCCCACACCTCCACCTTCAAACCAATCTCTTTTAGGTGATAGGCGCAGTCAACCCGCGTTCGCATATCGTGGGCTCCAATGTATTTCGTAAACCGGAGAACCCCGTCCATGAGGTTTGGATGATTCCCCCTCACGGGAGAATGGGCCGCATACCACCCTATCCGCCGGGTAGTCCCCACTGGCACCGTCGAGTGAATAATCACGTATTTTGGCTGATACTTCCTCACCGCTTTACGGACCGCCTCTAGGAAATAGTCCGTGTATGGAATGGTGACATGAAGGAATTCGTATTTTAGGCGTTCAGGCGGAGAATCAAAGTCCGGATGCTTGTCTAAAATGTGAACGTCGGCTCTACGGCTGTCCAAAATCACGTCTGCTATGGCCTTGCCTACCTGGCCTAAGCCCCCCATTACGATTACGTTCAAGCATTCCCCCTTTTTGAAAACCTTACTTCTTGCCGATCATCTAAGACCCTGCCGCTCACTTCGATATCAAGCGCCTCAGCAATCCTCTTGAACGGCTCATAAGAGAACTGTTTCCCTGCCGCTACAACAACATATGGAGTTAGGCCGTAATAAACGTCGAGGAGCGCGCTAATCCAAACATTTGCTTTGCTCCTGTCAACGTCCAAGGACGTATCCTGTTCGCTTCTGGGTAAAGGGGCGGGGAACCCATACTTCCAGGTTCGCCATTGAGGCGTAACGGAAAAGGTCCGCGTGGTCTTTGTAGGGGCTATGCTCGTCAGGGGCCAGGGTTTCAGGTTTTCGGGGCCAACGCTCAGCGGAGCGGATCATGTTCTTGCACCGCTCCTTAAATCTGAGCCGGGGGAAATTTAGGGAGTCCATCGGCATCTTGACGTTGAAGCCAAGTAGGTCTTTGACCTTCTGTATGCCCGTGTCCACCTCTTTTTCGCAGGAGTAGGAGTCCCGGAAGTCCAGACCGAACTTCTCAGCTAGGTCCTGCTTGAGCGTGGTCCCGTAATCGTTTCGAGCGTTGGCGAAGTGTCGGTCAATAATCCGGGTGTCCACCGGCTTCCCGGCTTCCATGACCTTGATAATGTCGGCGTAGTCCCGGAGGGTCAGCACCGACTCCCGGCACTTCAGCCAGTCTTCCTTGGGATACTCGTCGTCGAAGACAATCTGGCCCCGAGGGTCTACCCACCCCACCCCGATAGCCCAAGGCTTGCCACGGGCAGGGTCTACAACTGTGAACCACTGAGAACCCGGGGGCGGTTGCAATTCGTTGGAGACAACGTGATGCTCCCGCCGGAAGGAGCCCCCGTAGATCACCCCGGACAGGTGCATAAACTTCCCGTGCGCCCGGGCCTCTATCTCCTCTGGCTTCCAGTTCTTCATCATCCGCTCGATGTCTTCATGTTTCAGATGCCCACGGTCCCCATGCTCGATACAGGCGTCCTCGATATCGGCGGTGACAATGGTC